AGCGATTCGTGGATACCGGCCTCCGTACTGCCGACCCCAGCCCCTCAAGACGGCTGGGTGTTTAGATGGGTACGCACCAGCACATTGGGCCAGTCAGATGCTACGAATGTTTCCCAGAAGTTTAGGGAAGGATGGGTGCCTGTAAAGCAGGAAGATCATCCAGAGCTTGAGGTTATGTCTGATATAGATTCCCGATTCAAAGGCAACATTGAAATAGGTGGTCTTTTACTCTGTAAACAGCCAGAAGCAGAGGCTGAGAAGAGAAAGGCATACTACGAAGATGTCGCTAACAATCAGATGGCGTCTGTTGATAACAACTTCTTAAAGCAAAACGATCCCCGAATGCCCGTTCTCAATCCTGAGCGGTCAACTCGGACTACCTTTGGTCGAAGTTGACTCCGGTTTACCGGAGAGCTTTGGCCTTTAATCTAAGTTTGGAGACTTAAAATGGCTACAGCGGCTACTCCGATGGGTGCAGAACCCGTAGGCACTCTTAGTGCTTCTGGTTCTTTCACCGGAAAAGTGCGCCATATCAAGATTGCTAGTGGTTATGCTACGGACATCTTTTATGGCGATTTCGTCAAGCTGGTTGCGGCTGGTACTTTGGAAAAGGCGGCGGTTACGACTGCTGTCGTGGCAGGCACTGTCGGCATCTTTGTCGGCGTTTCCTACACCGATCCCGGTACTGGTCAGTTAACCTTTAACCAATACTTCCCTGCCTCAACAGCGGCAAGTGACATCATGGCTTATGTCGTGGATGATCCCAAGCTGTTGTTCCAGATGCAGGGAGACGAGGCAATTGCTCAGACTGGTCTGGGTAACAACGTCTCGGCTGTCAGCACTGCTGGCTCAACTGCTATCGGTAGGAGCAAGAATGCTCTTGACGGTGGCTCTGTCGCAACCACCAACACGCTCCCGCTTCGTATTGTGGACTTCGTGGACGGCCCTAACAGCACGGTAGGTGATGCTTTCACCGACTGTATTGTGACGTACCTCCCACTTAGCCATGCCTACGAAACCAAGCTCGGCGTTTAAGGAGACTTAGGAAATGGCTATTTCACGCGCACAAATGTTGAAAGAACTGCTCCCCGGTCTGAACGCCTTGTTCGGCTTGGAGTATGAGCGGTACGACGACGAGCACACGATGATTTACGAAACTGAATCATCTGAGCGTTCGTTTGAGGAAGAAGTAAAGCTGTCCGGCTTCGGTGCCGCACCAGTTAAAGCTGAAGGCGCGGCCATCAGCTATGACTCGGCGCAAGAGTCGTTCACTGCTAGGTATAATCACGAAACGATTGCTCTCGGCTTCAGTATTACAGAAGAAGCAATGGAGGACAATCTATATGACTCACTGTCTGCAAGATACACAAAGTCTCTTGCAAGAGCAATGGCTCATACCAAGCAAGTGAAGGCGGCGGCGCTTCTCAACAACGGGTTCAACACCTTTAACTCTGGTGATGGTGTAACCCTGTTCAGCACGGCTCACCCGCTGGTAAACGGAGGAACTAACTCCAATACGTTTGCTACTGCGGCTGATCTGAATGAAACCTCACTGGAAGATGCTGTGATTAACATCGCCGCATTTACCGATGAGCGTGGACTGCTGATCGCGGCTAGACCTCGGCGTCTAATCGTTCCCCCCGCACTTCAGTTTGTAGCAACTCGATTGCTTGAGACTGAGGGTCGGGTCGGAACGTCTGACAATGACCTGAACGCCCTTCGCAACAACGGATCAATCCCAGAAGGATATTCGATCAATCACTTCTTGACCGATACTAATGCCTTCTTCTTGATTACCGATGTACCGAATGGCATGAAGCATTTTGAGCGCACCGCGCTTGAAACCTCAATGGACGGAGACTTCGACACAGGAAACGTGCGCTACAAAGCCCGCGCTCGTTACTCGTTCGGTGTGTCTGATCCACTCGGAATTTACGGCTCGCCCGGAACTTCCTAAAATGTCGGGGGGCTTTGCCCCCCTTTTTCCCTGACTAATTGTTCCACATGGAACATTAGACACTAGCCACGACAGGAGAATCACATGGCTAATTCTACATTCAACGGTCCCGTCCGTTCTGAAAACGGGTTCTCAGACATCACCAAAAACTCCACCACTGGCTCTATTACCAGCACTATGACGTTATCCACCTACGAGGCGACGATTACCGTTGCTGACGGTGCGACGACAGGTAAAGAAGCCGCCATTGGTATCCCGTCAAACTTCCTCCCTATGGGTGTCACGGTTGTTGTCACTACAGCCGCCGCTAATGCCGTCAACCTTAACGATATTGGCACTGACGCAGACACAGATGGCTTTGTCGATGGTATCTCTGCCGCTGTCAACTCTACAGGCTTCAAGGGATTCTTCCCTTGCAACGGCGTTCTCGGAATGTCCGGTGGCACAACCACTGCGGCTACAGCAACGGCTGACGAGGTAGAGGTTGTTCTATCTGGCGATCCGGGTGGCGACACAGTCATTGTCCTGAAGTTTTTTGGCATATCCAGTTCTTCAGACGCATCATAAATTGACGGGGGCATAGCCCCCTTATCTGGAGGACAAGATGGCTGATGTAGTCACAACCAAAATTATTGAGGACGGCGCCAGAACAGCAATCATGCACTTCACCAACGTCAGCGATGGCACAGGTGAATCTGGCGTTGCCAAGGTAGATGTGTCTGCTCTCAGTGCAGACCCTGTCAGTAAAGGCGCCTGTACCAGCGTTAACATTGAGTGCATTTGGTATACAACCAAGGGCATGGGTGTGCAGATTTTTTGCGATGCAACGACCAATGTTTTGGCATGGGAACTAATTGCTGACTATGGCGACACACTAGACTTTTCGGAGTTTGTAGGCCTGCCCAACAATGCCGCCGCGTCTGGGAAGACAGGTGACATCCTGTTTACCACCACAGGCGCCAGCAATACCGATACATACTCTGTTGTTCTGAAACTCAAGAAGAATTACGGCTAATGAGACAGTATTACAAGAAAGGCGGCAAAACTAAGAAGTCCAAGTCTCGCGTCAACGAGGCTGGAAACTACACCAAGCCCGGACTCCGCAAGCGTATATTCAATCGAATAAAGGCTGGCGGTAAGGGCGGTAGGCCGGGGCAGTGGTCGGCGCGTAAGGCGCAGATGGTTGCCGCCGCTTACAAGAAAGCTGGGGGAGGATACAGAGACTAATGCATGAGTTTAATGATGCTAAAAAGCGCAAAATGATTAAAGAGCTAAGAAAAGCGTCTAAGCTACACGCTGGTCAGGCTGACACGCTTGAAAGGTCTATGATGAAAAAGGCCAAGCCAAAGCCTAAAGCAAAGGCAAAATCCAAGCGTGGCTCTTAAAAAGTCTCAAAAGTCCTTAAAAAACTGGACTAAACAGAAGTGGCGCACCAAGTCTGGCAAGCCCAGCACCCAAGGCAAAAAAGCCACGGGTGAGCGTTATCTTCCTGAAAAGGCCATCAAGTCTTTATCCGACAAAGAGTATGCCGCGACTACGCGAAAAAAACGCGCAGATACCAAGAAGGGTAAGCAACACTCAAAGCAACCCAAGAAAGTTGCCAAGAAAACGTCGAGGCATCGAAAGTAATGCGGATGTATTACAAGTCTGGCGGCAAGGTCAATAAAAAGTCCATGTCGTGTAACAAGCCAAAGCGAACGCCCAGCCACGCCAAAAAGAAGTTTATGGTCAAGGCATGCGAGGATGGCAAAGAAAAAATTATCCGCTATGGCGACAAGAATATGAAGATCAAGAAGAGCCAGCCGGGGCGGCGCAAGTCCTTCCGTGCCAGACACAAGTGCGACTCTAAGCCGCCAAGCAAGATGTCTGCTCGTTACTGGTCCTGCAAGAACTGGTGATGATATGCCTATAAGCAGAGCGCAGATGGGCAAGCAGATCAAAAATGCGCCCAAGTCAAAAAAGATCAAGGCGGCTAAGTGCAGGAACGGCTTGGCTCGTAGGGGTAGAACGAGAGGAAGGAAGGTCTGATGGCGACTAGCGGAACGACAGCCTTTACTCTTGACTTGTCAGACATATTTGAAGAGGCGTTCGAGCGAGCAGGATCTGAGCTACGAAGCGGCTATGACTACCGGACGGCACGGCGCAGTCTGGATTTGTTGATGCTGGAGTGGCAGAACCGTGGTCTTAACTTGTGGACAGTAAGGGATGCTACGCAGACGCTGACCGCAGGCACTTCGTCTTACGACCTGACTTCGGAGAAACAAGACATCGTTGAGGGTCTGTTGCGTACTGATGCAGGCGACACCTCAAAGCAATCTGACCTGACCATGCAGAGAATTTCGGTGAGCCAGTATGCCCACCAGACCAACAAGCTGACTCAGGGCAGACCACTGCAATATTACGTCGAGCGCAAGCCTGCGGGACTGACGTTGCACTTTTGGCCTGTGCCAGACGCAACAACTACCTACACATTTGCGTATTACTACCTAGACAGAATAGAGGACACCGGAAAGCCAGCCTCTAACAACATGGATGTGCCAGCGCGGTATTTGCCGTGCATGGTGGCGGGTCTGGCCTATTACATAGCGAGCAAGAAGCCTGAGTCGATATCTTTGGCGCCGGCACTCAGAGAGGTGTATGAGGAGCAGTGGAATTTAGCGGCAGACGCATCTAGAGAAAAAGCATCGCTTTATATGGCTCCCGGTGGGTATAACAATTTATGAGTAGCTACGCCAAAGGCTCCAAGGCGTTTGGGTTTTGTGATCGGACAGGTTTTCGATACCCACTGCGCGACTTGGTAAGACAGATTGAGGATGGCCGCTGGAACGGTCTGCTGGTTGGCAGAGACGTTGTAGATCAGGACCAGCCTCAGCTGAAGTTGGGGGATGTCAATGCGAACGATCCACAGGCGCTTAGGTTTCCTAGGCCCGACAACAGTCTTGACGAAAGTCGTGCGCTTTCTGCGTTCGATCCTGTCGGGGGAGGCAATACGGCGCTTGGAAGCCGAACTGTCGGTCTTGATATGGCGGGTGCTGTTGGGCGCGTAACGGTGGAGACATCCTGATGGCGTTTACGTTTACCTCTCTAAAGCAGGCAATACAAGATTATTGCGAGTCAAATGAAACCAGCTTTGTCAATAACCTGCCAACAATTATCACGCAGGCAGAAGACAAAATCCTGAAGACAGTGCAACTTCCCGATTTTCGTAAGAATGTTACTGGGTCTGTGGCAAGCGGTAATCAATACCTCATCATGCCTACAGACTTTTTGACACCCTACTCTCTGGCTATCGACAACTCTGGCTTTGAGTATCTTATTTTTAAAGACGTAAACTTCATACGTCAGGCGTATCCGTTAACAACAACGCAGGGAGCGCCCAAGTATTACGGCATTTTTAGCCGCACCGCGTTTATTCTCGGCCCCACCCCTGATTCTGCCTATGAAGCAGAGCTTCATTATTTCCACAAGCCCACCTCAATCACCGCGTCTGGAGACGGCACAAGCTGGCTCGGTACCAACGCAGAGTCCACGCTTTTGTACGGATGTCTTGTTGAGGCATACACATACTTGAAAGGCGATCCCGACCTAATGCAGTTATATGCTCAAAGGTACGCGGATGCTCTGCTAAAGCTGGAGCGGCTGGGTGAGGGGTACAGCACGACAGACAGTTATCGTAGCGGCGAGGTAAGGGAATCTAGAGGATGATGAGCGTTAGTACCGACGTTGAAGTCGGTAGTGTTGTCGTTCATACGACAAAAAACAGAGGCTTTACCCCAGAAGAGATTGCTGAGAGATGCTTAGATAAGATCGTCTCGGTAGCTGATACTGCGTTGCCAGAGGTACGGGCACAGGCGCAGGCATTCAAGGATCACATTAGAGCGGTTCTTGTTTTTTACATGAAAGAGGCCGCAAATAGCGACCGAACCACAGTCTATAACGCCCTTGTTGATGCAGGGCAAAAAGATCTAGCCGAACTTATCAGGAGAATGTGATATGGCTTTTAGCGGAAACTATATGTGTACGTCTTTTAAGCAACAACTGCTACAGGCGAAACACGATTTTACAAATAGCTCGGGTGATACATTTAAGCTAGCAATGTACACCAACAGCGCGAGCTTTGACGCGGCCACGACCGCCTACACCACAAGCAACGAGATCAGCGGTACAGGGTATTCTGCGGGTGGCGGCACGCTGACTAATGTTACTCCTACCACGTCAGGAACAACGGCCCTTACCGACTTTGCCGATCTCACGTTCTCCAGTAGCACCCTGACGGCGCGTGGAGCACTTATATACAACACCACGACAGGCAGTGGTTCTGGCACCACAGACACGATTGTTGTTCTGGACTTTGGCTCTGACAAGTCTTCTAGTGCTGGTGATTTTACTATTGTGTTCCCTACTGCGGATGCCTCTAACGCCATTATTCGGATTGCTTAATCATGGCCTTGGTTGTTGCTGATCGCGTAAAAGAAACCACTACTACGACAGGCACGGGGGCTATTACGCTTGCCGGCGCGGAGACTAACTTTGTTACGTTTTCGTCTGCGTTGTCCAATGGTGACACAACTTACTACGCCATTATCGATGACACCAATAACGCCTTTGAGGTAGGGCTAGGTACGTTTTCGTCTGGCGGCAACTCTATAACGCGGACCACGGTCCTTGCTAGCTCTAACAGCGGCTCTGCTGTTAACTTGTCAGCAGGAACCAAGGAAGTGTTTGTTAACTACCCTGCTGGAAAAGCAGTGTTTCTTGACGCCTCTGGAGATGCTAATTTTGCTGGGGCTGTCAATGTCACCAGCACATCCGCCCTCAAACTTCCTGTGGGCACAACCGGACAGCGCCCAACACCGGCTCAAGGGCAGATTAGGTACAACAGCACTACGTCTGGATTTGAGGGTTACAACGGGTCTGCGTGGGGGTCTATTGGTGCTCAATTCGCTTATACCAGAACTAGCGCCACGGCCACGTCCGGCCAGACCACGTTTTCTGCAACATATACCGTAGGGTATGTAGACGTTTACCTTAATGGAGCCAAGCTGGTTGTAGGGACAGATGTTACCGCAACCAACGGGTCTTCCGTCGTTCTTGCCTCTGGAGCTACAACCGGCGACTCGGTAGAGATCATCGCTTACGAGACGTTTGCCGTAGCCAATGCACTGCTGGCGGCAAACAATCTGTCTGACGTAGCAAGTGCGGTAACAGCACTGTCTAATCTAGGCGTAACGTCCACCGCGGCGGAACTAAACATCCTAGATGGCGTGACCTCTACTACGGCAGAGTTAAACATCCTTGATGGTGTCACCTCTACTACGGCAGAGCTAAACATTTTAGATGGCGTTACTTCCACCGCGTCGGAACTAAACATTCTGGATGGGGTGACGGCCACAACGGCTGAGATTAACTATCTCGATATTACGACTCTCGGCACGTCTCAGGCGAGCAAGGCAGTCACCGCCGACGCAAATGGCGTAGTGACATTCGACAACGGGATATCGGAAGAATATAACGCCGTGTCATCTAGCTCTAATGCTACGGCGGTAAACCTGCGTGACGGCACTAACTTTAGCCACACGCTCACAGAAAACACCACGTTTACCTTTAGCAACCCAGCCGCCAGCGGCAAGGTATCTGCTTTTACGCTGAAGATCGTACAGGACGGAAGTGCTTCTGGTTACTCCGTGACATGGCCCGGATCAGTCGATTGGCCTGCGGCTACAGCACCTACGTTAACCGCTACGGCTAACGCGGTCGATTACTTCGTGTTTATCACGCACGACGGTGGCACTACCTACTACGGCTTTACGGCGGGACAAGCTCTGGGATGAGTCGATCTTCCGTAAAAATCATCCAAGCCGCCGCCGGAGCCGGCGGAGCCGGTATGGAGTATGCGGATGGTAGCAGAGGCGGCGGTGCAAGCGGCTCAACTACCACCGTAGGCAACGATACCGTAGAGGCTTTTACTTCAAGCGGAACTCTGACCATCACTCAAGAGGGGTGGTGCACTGTATTGCTGGTAGGCGGTGGCGGCTCTGGTGGAGGGGCGCAATCTAACTATACCAACTGGGGTGTCGCGGATGAACGGTATAAGGGGTATGCAGGTGGCGGCGGAGGCGGAGGCGTTGTCGCCAGACTAGTTTATTTCGACAAAGGAACTTACAACGTAACTGTAGGTGCTGGAGCCGCCACAACAAGCGGGGCTTCTATAGGCGCTACAGGTAGTACGTCCAAGATAGAAACAAGCGTTGGCGGCACTATTAATGGCCCCGGCGGAGACAGTGATTTTTTGACTGTTAATGGCGGGGGTGGCGGTTGTGGCACGGGTGGAGGCAGTAATTGGAACTCTACAGGAGGCGCTAATCCCGGTGGTGGCACAGGTTACTATGGTGGCAGTCATCCAAAAGGCGTCCTAGATGAAGGACGAATTGAAGCGGACAACTCTGGCTATTCAGGTGGCGGTTCACCCGGATCAAGCTCTAAATTTGACAGTAATGCAAGCTGGGGAAGTAACGCTCCTGACGGCCCTTATTGGGCTATTGAGTCATCCTCCAACAAATACTACGGCGGAGCGGGAGCAGGCAACCACGGTGGCCCCGGCTACCTTCAAAATGCAAAAACTGGCGGAAACGGCGGCGGCGGAAACGGCGGCTATTACAACGGCAGTTATGGATCGCCTACTGCTGGGACTGATGGCTTAGGCGGCGGCGGAGGCGGTGGCGCTCCGGGCAATTCCACACAAAACCAAGGAGGGGCCGGAGGGTCTGGGTTGGTTGTTGTGCGGTTTGGCGAAGACTTACTTAGGGCCGACACGCACAAGATGGTGTATTGCTCTGGCAAAATCTCCCTCAAAGATCAGCTGAGGGCGGTTAAGATGAGAAATCCGCAAAACGTGGATGTGTCTTACTCCAACATGGAGTACTCAACTTATCAGACACTCTCCACATCCATGAGTTCTTGGAACGGATCATCTTACACGGTTAGCTACATCCCTTCATATTACGACGGAAACACCGCGGGCTATATCGGAACGCACTACGATGAGTTTTTACTCAGCAATGGTGTAATGACATTTGAGTTTAATTTTCGCTCTAGAGATTCTGCCCAAACGGAAAGACCCGTGTTGAGCTTGGGAACCGCCAGCCAACACATTGATATATACACGGATCAGTATAGGTGTTTTGTCAATTGTGTTTCTGGTAGCTCTAGTTTAGGGACAAGACAGACTGCGGCTGTAGGCACAGGCCGTAATTATGGTATGACGCCGATGGTTATTATTGTGGACACAAACAACAACAAAATACTGGCGATGAACGCAAGTAGCGTCATTGAAGACTTAGGCACTGCTTATGGCTTTTCGTTTGCGTCTTCTGGAAACAAGCTGTACCTCTCGCATAATCAAACGGGATCTCGTTCTACAACCTCGAGCCAATACGCGCCCTCTTCCTTGAGAATGATTGCGGATGCTGTTTATTCAACGGGCGATACAATCACGCCGCTGGCGTTTCCAAACCACACGCTCTATTAGGGGTATTTATGTTATTGGTGAAAGTGCAAGGAGAGGACATTCAGTACCCTTATCCGGTGTCGCAATTAAAAGCTGACAATCCCAACACATCTTTTAGCAGTCCACTGCGCCCTGAGTCTTTGGCGCCGCTTGGTGTTTATGAAGTCGTCATGGAGCCAGACCCTAGCTTTGATGAATACACGCAGAAAGTGGTTGAGGCGAGTGAGCCGGTTCTTGTCGATGGGACTTGGACAATCACTAAAACTGTCGAGGACTTGGCTGGTGCGGAAGCAGAGGACGCCCTAGTCAGGCTGTCTTCACAAAGGCGTAGCTCTAGGGATGAGAGGCTGAGTCAGACCGATCACTATGGATTGTCAGATGTAACCATGTCAGCGGAGATGGCGACCTACCGACAGGCTTTGCGTGACGTTCCACAGCAAGAAGGGTTTCCACAAAATGTCACATGGCCAATAAAGCCCACGGAGTAAACGATGACTAACGCGAGAGTTGTAGCGGATTTGGGTACAGTCACCAGTACTCCCGCAGAAATTAACCTTCTAGATGGATCGTCTTCTGGGACGATAGTGAACGCAAAGGGCGTTATCTATGGCGGTTCTGGAGAGGTTAACGCGACTACGCTTCAGATTGCAGGCACTGCGATTACCTCAACTGCGGCAGAGTTAAACATCCTTGACGGCGTTACGGCTTCTACAGCAGAAATCAACATCCTTGATGGCGTTACGTCTACGGCAACAGAAATTAACTATGTAGACATTACCACTTTAGGCACTTCTCAAGCGTCAAAAGCCGTAACAGCAGATTCAAATGCCAAGGTTAAGTTTATTGGCACCACGTCACTTGCTGAAATAATCGAAAAGGTAGACATTCCGACAAGCACCACAGGCACAATTAACTTTGATTTTTTGACGCAGGCAGTGCAGTTCTACAACACCGACCAGACGGCAAACAGAACAATTAACTTCCGTGGGGATGGCTCTAACAGCCTAAACAGTATTATGGCTACCGGTGAAAGCATGACCTGTGCAGTGTTAATGAAGCAGGGCGGGTCAGCTTACTACCTTAACGCTTATCAGGTGGATGGCTCTAGTGTTACCCCAGAGTGGTCTGGTGGGACTGCGGCATCTGCTGGTAACGCGAACTCTGTGGATTCGTATGTGTTCACTGTTATTAAGACAGGTAACGCGGCGTTTACAGTTTTTGCTAGCCAGACGCAGTTCGCATAATGCCTATGCTCGGTACAGCCGGGGGAGGCTCTGCTCGCGGATTTAACCCCGGAGGCGGCAAGCTAGAGGTCACTGGCGGTGACGCTGTTTACAACAACGGCGGCTTTACCTACAGATACTTTAAGTCCAGTGGCACCTTGTCTGTATCCGGCGGAACACTTACAGATGTTGCGTATGTCATTATTGGTGGCGGCGGCGGTGGCGGCGGCGGATTTGCAATATGTGCGACTGGCGCAGGTGGCGGATCAGGCGCTTTTCGATGGCTTTCTCCCGGCAACGAAATCAGCGTGGCAGAGGGCAGTTACGCTGTCACGGTAGGCGCAGGTGGAAGTGCTGGCGCAGGCAGTTCTTATAACCGCGGCGGAAATGGCGGGGACTCATCGTTTAATAGTGTTACGTCGAATGGCGGTGCAGGAGGAGCCACATGGGGCGGTGGTCCTATGCCGGGAACAAGCAACGGTAACGCCTCGGGTTCTGGCGGCGGTACGGCGGGAGCTTATTCCGCTGGCGGGTCTGGTGGCGCTTATGGCGACAATGGCGGTTACGGTAATGGTAATGGAACTAGTAACGGCACAGCAGGCTCTGGCGGCGGTGGCGGCGGGAGAAAGGGATATGACGGCGGTAACGGTCTCGGCGGTAATGGTTATTCTTCTGGCGGCTCCGGTGGCCCCGGCGGCATTGTTAACTGGTATGGCTCCAACCTAAACGGAGCAGAACAAAGCGGGTCAGACTACTATTACGCAGGTGGCGGTGCTGGTGGTGGTACCGGCGGTGCTGGCACAGGCGGTGTGGGTCACGGTGGCAACGGTGGTAGCGGCGCAGGTGGCACTAATTCTGGCGGTGGTGGCGGTGGTGCTACCAACTACGGTTGTTATTCAAGCGCCTCTGGCGGCGCTGGCGGTTCGGGCATTGTCATCATTAAGCACCCGGAGGTGTAGGCGTGGCGCATTTTGCAGAAATCTCTGACGACGGCACTGTTCTCAGGGTTATTGTCGTTAACAATGACGTTACCACGGATGAGAGCGGTTCTGAGCAGGAGCAACTTGGCAAGGATTTTTGCCAAAACTTGCTCGGCGGAGAATGGGTGCAGACAAGTTACAACAACAACTTTAGAAAGCGTTTTGCTCCCATAGGGGGATCGTATGACTCGGTCAACGATGTGTTTTTGTACCCACAGCCATTCCCTAGCTGGACGTTAAATAGCGAATACGAGTGGGAAGCCCCGGTCCCGTACCCGACTGACGGCGGCTTGTATGAATGGTCGGAAGAAGGTCAGGAGTGGATTCTTGTAGTAATGCCACTTCCCTAGAAATTTAAAGGTATTTTATGGCTCTCGTAATTAAGGATCGGGTTAAAGAAACCACAACAACGACAGGCACAGGCGCTTTGTCACTGGCTGGGGCGGAGTCTAACTTTGTCACGTTTTCTTCTGTCTTGTCTAACGGCGACACGACTTACTACGGAATTGTTGACACGAGTAACACTGCGTTTGAGGTTGGCTTGGGCACTTATGCTAGCTCTGGAAACACCCTGACTAGAACGACGGTTTTTGCTAGCTCAAATAGCGGTTCGGCAGTGGACCTATCGGCAGGCTCAAAGATTGTATTTTGCGCGTACCCGTCAGAAAAAGCCGTCTTTGAGGACGCTACAGGCAAGGTAACTATTGACGATAATGTCGGCATTGAAAGCGGTCTTATAGACCTCAAGAATAGCGGCACGGCATCAAGAATTAAGTTTTATTGTGAAGCCGCAAATGCTCACGCTCAGACGGTACAGGGTGCGCCTCATGCTTTGGGGGCAACTAACACATTGGTGTTGCCCGCTACGGGGAGCAACCTTGTTTCTGACACTGCAACTCAGACACTTACCAACAAGACGCTTACGTCGCCTAAGATCAACGATAGCACGGCCATAACGGCCACCGGCACCGAAATTAACTATGTAGACATTACCACGCTGGGTACGTCAGAGGCGTCGAAGGCTGTCACGGCGGACGCCAGTGCCAAGGTTAATTTTATCGGCACGACCTCTGTTGCCGAGATGATCGAAAAGGTCACCGTACAAACTAGCACTACAGGCACAATCAATTTCGACCTGTTGACGCAAGCCGTGGAGCTTTATACAGCAAACCAAACGGCAAACAGGACAATTAACTTTCGCGGAAACGGCTCAACCACCCTTAACAGTGTTATGGCCGTGGGAGAAAGCATGACGGCGGCGGTTTTGATGACGCAGGGCGGGTCTGCCTATTATCTCAACAGCTACCAAGTAGACGGGTCAAGCGTTACTCCTGAGTGGTCAGGTGGAACAGCGCCCTCTTCCGGCAACGCATCATCTATTGATTCGTACACATTCAGCATCATCAAAACGGCGGATGCCACATTCACCGTCTTGGCTAGCCAGACGCAGTACGCATAATGCCCCTCTTCTCTACGATTGGCGCGGCATCCCTAAAGGGCTTTAACTCCGGATCGGCACCTCTTCTCATGGACGCGCTTATCATTGCTGGCGGTGGTGGCGGAGATAACGGCGCGCCACTTAGCACCGCTAATGGCGGTGGAGGTGCTGGCGGTTACAGGGAATTCACAGATCTTGATGTGGTCCTTGGAAATTCATACACCGTGACCATTGGGGCCGGGGGGTCTGCTGGGTCTAACGGCTCGACATCTTCTTTTTATGGTTACAACACAACGGGCGGCGGCGATTCTGAGGATAGTGGCGGCTCCGGAGGTGGTGGAAACGGCGCTTTAGGTGGTGGCTCCAATGGCGGGTCGGGCAATGCTGGCTCGTACAACCCATCTGAGGGCAATGCTGGCGGAGCAGGAAACGGCGGCGGCACTTCGGGCGCTGGCGGTGGCGGCGGTGGCGCTGGGCAAGCAGGCTCTACCCCGACTGTTAGCGGCGGCGGCATTGGGCAGTTTGGTAACGGTGGTAGCGGAACGACAAGCTCCATAACCGGCTCTGCTGTGGCTCGCGCAGGCGGCGGAGGCGGTGGCGTTTCGTTTAACGGATACCAAGGGCAAGGCGGCGCTGGTGGCGGCGGAATTGGCGGCATACCCAACAGCACAGCCGGATCAGGTGGCACCAATACAGGCTCCGGTGGCGGTGGGGCCGGGGTAGATGGCTCATACGGCGGCGGTGGCGGCTCGGGCGGCTCAGGCGTTGTTATCATCAGGACGCTTCTAACAGCAAGCGCCACCTCTGGAAGCCCAACCCAGACCACTGACGGAGGCTACAAAATATATACGTTTACCGGCTCTGGAAGCATTACGTTTTAAGGTGAAATTGTGAATCGTTTACCTATCATTTTTTTGTGTTTGCTTTGGCCCACTCTGTCTCTGGCGGAAGAAACAACGACGAATATAAACACGACATCGTCATCCACCAGCACAAGTACCAATGCCAATAACAACAATAACGTCAATACGACGACTTATACGGGCACGTCTACGAACGCTAACGTCAACACAAACACAAATGTTAACACGTCAGTCATTGACTCGACTTCAAGCGCAATTAATAACAACACCAACCTCAATCAAAATATTAACAGCACCAATTACAATGGGTTGATCCGGAACATAAACAACACCAACTCAACTAATAACAATACCAATTTCAACACAAACACAAATAACAGCACTAACACCAACAACAACACATCGGTCAGCACTGCCACGAACATTAACCAGAATACCAGCACAAGCAATAGTGTTAGCTTGTCGACCTCCGACACAACCATTAATCAGACGAGTGACTCTAGGTCAGAGGTGAACTCAAACAATAACAACGTAAACACTAATAACAGTAATTCAACTAGCAACTCGACCAGTGACTCGACTCAACGAATCACGCAGGACATAAACTCGCCGCCGCCAAGCGCGATAGCACCCTCGATTGGCAGTAGCTACAGCCAAGACCTTTGTACGACGGGCATATCAGGTGCAGTGCAGACCCAGATACTAGGGTTTTCAACTGGTAAGTCTGTGCGAGATAAAAACTGCGAAAGAATTAAGCTGAGCAAGACCCTGTACGACATGGGTATGCGTGTGGCCGCAGTCAGTCTCATGTGCCAAGACTACAGGGTGTGGTCTTCTATGATGGATGCCGGTACGCCGTGCCCCATAGAGGGCCAGATAGGCGATGAGGCTAAGGTTTTGTGGGAAACCTATCCAGAGCGGGTGCCAACGCCAGAAAGGCGGATGTGACGTGAAGCGCCTCGCGAGTGCCTTGCTTCTATTTTACGCGGTTGTTGGGCACGGTCAGACACTAACGTCTGAAAACCTTCTTAGCCTAACGGAAGCGTCAAATAACGTGGCCTTCAACGCTACAGCGGGCACATACAGATATAGCTTTCAAACGGGTAATGTGACTACGGTTGGTGTGTTGCCTATATATGACCCACTGCAGATCCTGACTCTGAACTGGTCGTTTGAGGCGTTATACAATTGCAACAACTCGATTGGTGGCTTCTGCGCCGATCCAAATGGCACTGAGGATGAGATACAGGCATTTTTAGCTGTAGGCAATGAAGCCGGTGACACTGATGCTAGAGAAGTATTCAACCGGCGAGATTTCAATCAAGAATGGCAGACCTTTAGCGGTGCGGAGGTGTATGACTTTGGTAGCGCCTACGAGGCGGTGAGCTTACGAATTGACGGCATAGATCGAGGGTTTTGGGCTGGAAACTACGGTCCAGCCGTACGAAATCCATCTGTGGTTGCTATATACACCCCGATAAACACAAATCCCGTTATTTTGCCTGATTGCTCAAACCCGCTGAATGACCCGTCTTGCGCGGGTTATGCAGACGCTCTTGCCGCACAGCAAGTGGTAGTTGTTGAAGAGCCAAAGCCTCCGACTTTCGCTGAGCAAGCAACGAATGTGGTTTTTGGCGATTCTCCTGACGATTTTCTGTACCTCGATCAGCCCGACAGAACGGGCAAGCCTAGAGCATTGAAGCAGGCAGAGCCCCCGCAGGCGTACCAAGATACATCGCAAGAGACGATTATGTTTGGCGACCCTCGTGCGGCCATGCCGCCCTTGGATGGTGAGCCACCTCCTGAAGCTAGACCTCGAATTAACGATGCGCCACCTGTGGTTGAGGAGCCAGCGGAAATCGTTGAGCCTTTGCCTAGCGTTGAAAAGGAAAGGAAGGTTGAGCCAGTAAGAGAAGAGAAAAGGCTGAGACAGGCAGAGCCAGAGGAAATCATTGCAGAGGTTGCAAGGGTTACAAGGCGTCCAAGCCCGGAAGTTATGCAAGCGAGGCAAGAGGTGCCGATAGAGCGCCCTGTTAAGGAAAGGCAGGCTGTTCCTATGGAGGTGGCGGCGACAACACGCTCAGAACCTGTTGCGGAGTCTGTTCGCACGATTGCAAGGCCCGCCGTTGATGTGGTTGGAATAGCTCTGTCTCTTGCCAAGGAGCAATCAGTACAATCAACACAATCAAACAAGTCAGGAAGTTCGTCGCAAAAATCAGAGCCAATGCAACAGATAGCGCAGGTCATTGGTCAGTCAGGCGCTGATAGTTACTGGCAGATGGCGACCGAACAAACCAACATCAGCCAGACGTTAATACAGCTTTCGCAACAACAACAGTCAGACAGTATGACCTCCGTTGATGTGGCCCCACCAGCGCAAGCGCAATTTGAAGAAGACTTCAATGATGCATTGGCTACAGGTCAAAGTGTCGGTCAGTTTCTAAGCTCACAGCCGCCAGACTTTAGCCGCTTTGAAATTGATGAGCCTACGATCCAAGAGCAGAGAATGGTTCAAAAGGCCACCGTGGCTATTAAAACTATGAGCCAAGCGCAGGTAGAGCAAAGTATTGATAGTCAGCTGGACACTTTGGCTGATACAGGTGGCTTTACAGATCAATCTGTTGCCGTGTTCTTGATATCCAATAATTCTGACTTCAGTCAATATCAGGACGTAAACCTGTCTGACCGCGACGAATTTTATAAAAACACTCAGGTGTATCCAAACAACGCCCCACGAGTAGATCCTTTTGGTGTGCTTAGGCTTGGTGGTTCAGACACATATAAAGACTTGGTGGATATTCAATGGCAGAGATAGAGTTTGCAGGGCTGAAGGTTTCGGGCGGTAAATTACTGCTTGTAATACCGCTCCTAGGAAGCATTTTAGCCGCTATGTGGGGTGGTTTTGAACTGTATCAACGCCTATTGACTGCCGAGCAGGCTGTGACGGAATACGTCTCACCCGACTTTAGTTCTTACGATGAAGCTCTAGCCGTCATTGACACAAAGATGGGCAATGTTGAGTCACTGACCACTGCTCTTGAGAGAGAGCTAGACCGGCTACAAGCTGATATAGACGTTGTTGAGTCAATCGCAAGGAGCACAGATGACACCGTTGCCGAAGCCACCAGAGAGCTTCGGGACGATGTTTACGCCCTTGAAGAGCGAGTCAATGACAGTCTAAGAGACATAAATAACGAATTAAGAAGTATGCGAGATGATCTAGAAGAGCGCATAGAAAGGATTCTAGATAACCCCCTGAATACAGAGGAGTGAGGGTAGCATGGACCAAGGCATGATTAACACAATCATCACCCTCGGTGCAGGTGTTTTCGGGTGGCTTATGAAGACTTTATGGGACTCCGTCAGGAGGCTGGAAGCGAATGTCAGCGGGATAGAGATTCGTGTTGCCGGTGACTATGTCAGGCGAGACGAGTTTCGGCAGGACATACAGCGCATCTTTGAAAAGCTCGACACAATTGAAGCCAAGATAGATTCTAAGGCTGATAAGTAATGTTTGGTTCTAGTAGTTTTTCGGCGGCGCCTTTTTCGGACCTTGGTAGCTCCGATCTTGTTGCAAATGGCGTTGCCGCAACAGGCGCGGCTGGGTCTGTTTCCGTTACCGGTCTGGCAAATGTCTCTGTAACAGGGGTTTCTGCTACAGGAAACGTGGGTGGCATTCAAATTGACGGCGACAGTACGGCAAATGCCGGTGGCATAGCGGCCACAGCGTCCGTCGGCTCCGTTATTGTTCAGATTCCCGCAACAGTCAATGTAACCGGCGTATCGGCAAGTATGCCGATGACATCATCTGACGGCGGCGGTTCGCTACTAGGCGGTTTGGCGCTAGTCGAAGAGCCGATGGTGGCTCTGGCCATTGCAGACCTGCAAATCATAGTCAGAGAAGGCATTGGGGTTAGCGTTACCGGCGTCGAGGCAACGGGAAGTGTTGGCTCTGCAACCGTTAATGCTGATGCAAATGCCAGCGTAACGGGAGTTTCCGCTACCGGAGGCGTGGGTAGCGTTACTGTTGTTGCGGCTGGTCAGATTGAAGTTACAGGTGTGGCCGGCACGGGCGCTGTCGGATCTGTAACAATTACAGAGGGAAGCGGCTCTGCGGTGGCGATTACGTCACCGTCACTTCAAGGTAGCGTTGGTGTTGCATCTGCGACTGGCGCCATTGGCGTTTTGGTGACAGGAGTTGCGGGAACAGGCCAAACGTCCGGCGCGTCAGTTGTTGCGTGGAACGAAATTAAACCGAATCAAGACCCGAATTGGACAGAGATAGCGGCATAAGATATGACTAGCACATATACAACCAACCTAGGCATAGAGAAGATCGCAACAGGCGATCAGTCTGGCACATGGGGCGATACAACCAACACGAACTTCGACATTCTGGATCAGGCTGTCAACGGAATATTGGCGCTGACCCTGTCCTCCGCCGGTAGCTCCGGCTCGCCAACAGATATTCCTGTTACGAACGGCGCTGTATCGAACGGCAGAAATAAGTTTATTGAATTTACTGATGGCGGCGACCTTGGCGGCACAGCGTATGTCAGGCTGACGCCAAATGACGCGGAAAAGATTGTATTTGTTCGTAATAGTTTGTCGTCAAATCGGTCTGTCATTCTGTTCCAAGGCACATATAACGCCTCAAATGATTTTGAGCTAGCCAACGGCAAAGATGCGGTGCTGAAGTTTAGCGGCTCTGGTTCAGGCGCTACGGTCACGCAGGTTTTTGTTGACTTGTTAGCAACAACGGTGAGCGCCAACCTGACAGGTAACGTGACCGGAAATGTTACGGGCGCAGTAACGGGAAACGTCACCGGCAATTTGACGGGAAACGTGACGGGCGACTTGACGGGAAACGTAACGGGAAACGTGACAGGGAACGTGACCTCGACGGGGTCGTCCTCATTTTCTTCGATTGATGTCAATGGCGGCGCCGTAGATGGCACTCCGATTGGGGCTAGCTCGGCAAGCACGGGCGCGTTTACAACGCTCAGCACTACAGGCACGGCGACACTACCTACTGTGGACATCAACGCTGGAAGCATTGACGGCACCAACATAGGCGCGTCGACCCCCGGTGCAGGCACCTTTAACGCTTTGGCTACCACTGGCGACAATATTAGGATCGACACCAGTCAGACGCCAGCCAATTCGTCAGCGTCAGGCACCAAGGGCGAGATAGCCTATGACACAGACTACATATATGTGTGTGTTGCAACGAATACATGGAAAAGGGTTGCACTGTCTACATTCTAAGGAGGCGTCATGTTACAAGCACTGATTGGCCCGGTTACGGGGCTTCTGGATAAGTTCATACCGGATGCGGATGAAAAAGCGAAGCTCGCGCACGAGATTGCGACGATGTCGGAGCGACATGCCCAAGAGCTTGCCAAGGGCCAGATTGAGATTAACAAGGCTGAAGCGGCACACAAGTCAATGTTTGTCGCAGGCTGGAGGCCGTTTGTCGGCTGGACTTGCGGCGTTGCTTTGGCTTGGCACTTTGTGGGTCAGCCTATTGCTGTTTTTGTTATTACATTTGCTGGTGTGGACGCCCCTCCGTTACCTGTATTTGAGATGGAAAGCCTGTTGACCGTGCTTCTTGGCATGCTGGGACTGGGTGGCTTAAGGACGTTTGAAAAGACTAAGCAAGTAGCAAGGGAGAAGTAAGCGATGATTGAACCGATAAAGGCCGTTGGGAAGGTTTGTAAGTCTCGTGTCATGCACCTTACTGAGTGGCAAGCCGGGGCGATGTTTATTTTTGCAGTCGTGTTAAATATTGTCTTGGTGGCGGTTTTTGCGCTTCAGCAATGATCACCCCTGAGTTATTAGATCGCTGGCGGATACTTCCGCGAGTGGTTATGTTTGTAATGATTGTTATGACCTATCGGGTTGTCGAGTGGTTTATGGATCTGTCCGATCCGAACCCCGAGCAAGCGGCCTTGGTCAGCGTGATGACTGGGGCACTAACCGGCGCTTTCGGCCTGTTCTTGGGGCAGGGAAAGAAAGAATGAAAGAGTTTAAGTATTTCAAGCTGTCCGACTTTGACTGTCAGGAGACTGGCGAAAACGAGATGGACCATGATTTCATCATGGAGCTAGATGAATTGCGCGAATCTTGCGGCTTTCCGTTTATTATTACCTCTGGCTACAGGTCAAATAGCCACAGTCTAGAGGCAAAGAAAAATAAGCCCGGAATGCACGCCTATGGCATTGCCGCAGACATTGCGGTGCGTAGCGGCGTGGAGAGAATGACCATTGTTCAAAGGGCAATAGAGCAGGAATTTAATGGCATAGGAGTGGCTAAGTCATTTGTTCATGTAGACAAACGGCAATCTACGCCAGTGATGTGGGTGTACTGAGTGGCTCTTACCAAGATACAGTTTAGACCGGGTATAGATAAGGAAGGCACCGAATACAGTGCCGATTCCGGCTGGTTTGACTCAGATCGCATTCGTTTTAGAAAGGGTCGAGTCGAAACAATAGGCGGCTGGCAAAAGTATGTCAGCACGGCGATCAAGGGTGTGGCGCGGTCACTGTTTGACTGGGGTGCGGCTGATGGCAACAAATATTTAGGTGTCGGCACTAACCTCAAGTTTTATATTGAGTCAGGCGGTACTGTTGCAGATGTGACCCCGATCAGGGCCACCACCTCCGCTGGCGATGTGACTTTTGCGGCAAGCAACGGCTCCTCTACGTTAGTGGTTACTGACACGGCACATGGCGCGGTAGAGGGCGACTTTGTAACGTACTCAGGGGCGGCATCATTAGGCGGCAATGTGGTGGCGGCTGTCCTTAACCAAGAGTATCAGATCGGCCTAATTGTTAATGCGAACAGCTATAACATCACGGCCAAAGACACATCAGGCGCTACAGTCACAGCCAACTCAAGCGATACAGGCAACGGTGGTAGCTCTACAGTTGGGGCGTACCAGATCAATACCGGCACCAACTTTTATGTAGACAGCACGGGCTGGGGAGTGGGCGGCTGGGGTGTCTCTGCTTTTGGTGAGTCAGTCGCGATTACATCATCTAATCAGCTACGCCTGTTTAGTCAGGATGCTTTTGGCGATGACCTGTTATTCAATCCACGAGGAAGCTCTGTTTTCTTTTGGGACGAAAGTAGCGGACTTAGTACGAGAGCGGTTGCGCTGTCCAGCTTGGGTGGCGCATCTAATACGCCAGTTGAGGCGCTTCAAGTCATGGTGTCTGACATTGACAGGCACGTTATCTGTTTCGGATGTAATCCAATTGGCTCGTCAACTCTAGACCCGTTATTTATTCGCTGGTCTGACCAAGAGAACGCGGTAGATTGGACCCCCACCGCGACGAACAGCGCCGGAGGTCAGGTTCTTTCCACCGGCACAACTATTGTGGGTGCGATCAAGACTCGTCAGGAGATACTGATATTTACGGACGTGGGCATACAGGCCATGCGGTTTGTAGGCGCTCCGTTTATTTATTCTTTCTCTCCAGTAGCAGAGAACGTCAGCATGATCTCACCTAAGGCTGGGGTGGCGGCGGCTGACAGCGTGTTCTTTATGGACAGAGAGGGATTCTATGTGTATCGCGGCTCTGTGCAGAGGTTGCCATGCACGGTTCTGGATCATGTGTTTTCTAACCTACAGTTTCAACAGAGATTCAAAATATTCGCAACCACTAACCCTGACGATTCAGAGGTAACGTGGTACTACCCCGTAGGCGGGGCAAGTGTAGACATAACAAACTATGTCACATTTAACTATCAAGAAAACAACTGGACCATTGGCACGCTAGATCGCGGTGCGTTTATACATGCGCCGACCAAAGAGTTTCCGATTGCGGCGTCTAACAGTCTAACTAGCGATAACTACCTGTACATACATGAGTTTGGCCACACTGCGGACGGCGAGCCGCTAAATGCGTTTGTTGCGTCTGGCGGGATTGGCCTTGGCGATGGTGAGCAGTTTGCCGCTGTGCGTCGTGTAATACCTGACTTTACATTTAGAGGCACCACTGCGGCGGTTGATTTATCGCTGGAGGTTAAAGGTCGTGATTTCCCGCTGGGAGAAGAGACCCTGTTAGATACAGCGACAATCGTCAGTAATACGGGTCAGTTTCACCTGAGAGCCAGAACTCGGGAGATGATTATTAAAATATCCAGTAACGGAACAGACTATGGCTGGACGCTGGGTGATTTGCGGTTTGATATTAGAACGGATGGACGCCGATAGGATGGTATATGGCTAGTGACCCTTTACAAGTGGGCGGTGTTAGGTGGCCTAATATGATGCAGAAGCCTACGGGTATTGTTGCGGGGGCGGCTAATCCTGCGATGAACCCCACCACTTTAAGCAACTCACAACAACCATTAGATGCGGCCAAGGTAAAATTCCAGCCTACATCTGTTGATACCACACCCTCCACTGATGCCACGAAAGGTAGGTCAATAGACACTTATGCCTAAATACACGACATTGCCAGTAGCCAGCGCAGAGTACGAGCGTGAAAATGAGCAGGTTGCCAGAAGATCGATAGAGCAATCGCTACAAGATATATCGTCAACTGTAGAAGGCAACACAAACAAGACAAACAAGGACTCGTCACTGGCCCTGCGCCGGTTCCAGTTCTTGCTGATGGGTGCAGGCAATGGCTGATGTCATCAAGGTTCTTGGTCAGCTTAACCCGTCTGCTACAACCACAACCACGTTGTATACAGTGCCAAACCTAAATCAAACAACGGTAAGCTCGATTAATGTATGCAACAGAACATCTGGCGCACTGACCTTCAGACTTAGTGTCCATGTTGCAGGCGCAGGGGCAGACGATAAGCAGTTTATTTACTATGATAAGTCAGTCTCAGCGACAGACACATTTTCCGCTGTGTTAGGGCTGACACTCAACCAAAGCGATGTGGTCAAGGTGCATGCAAGCGGCACCGGCCTTAGCTTTAACATGTTTGGGGTAGAGACAAGCTAATGAATCAATATCCAGCAAAACCAATAATGGACGAGATGGCGAAGCATGGTCGCTACGGCGACTCTATGCTGGTCCACATGAATCCTGTCGAAGTGGCAGGCATCGCCTCCTTGACCCCGGGCGGTCTGACAACCAACCCAGTCACAGGGCAACCTGAGGCATTTGCCTTCCTTGCGCCGATGCTTCTAGGTGCCGCAGGGATAAGTATGACGCCGCTCGCCTCCGCGGCTCTTGTGGGCGGAATCACCGCCATACAGGAAAAGGATATTGGTAAGGGGCTTTTGGCCGGTATCGGTGGATTAGCCGGTGGTGCTATCGGTGACAAACTAGGAAAACTGTTTGGAACAGCCTCTGATGCGGCAACGCAGACTACA